GTGTCAACAGCAACCGTTTGACGGCTTCTGACCTCAACGAAACTTCGTTGGAAGCGGCTGTCATTCAGATCGCTGGTTGGACCGACGAGCGTGGTCTCTTGATCGCGGCGAAGCCCAACAAGCTCATCGTTCCCCCGGCTTTGATGTTCACTGCCAAGCGCCTCCTCGACACGGAACTCCGTGTTGCGACCGCTGACAACGACATCAACGCTCTCAAGGCGATGGGTTCGATTCCGGGCGGTTACACCGTGAACCACTTCTTGACCGACACGAACGCTTGGTTCTTGACGACCGACGTTCCGAACGGCATGAAGCACTTCGTTCGTACCCCGCTGCAAAACAGCATGGACGGCGATTTCGACACCGGCAACGTCCGGTACAAGAGCCGCGAGCGTTATAGCTTCGGCTGGTCGGATCCGCTGGGCATGTTCGCTTCGCCGGGCGCGTCCTGATAGCTTTCTCCCTAGAGGGCTAGTCCGAGGGGTTACAAGTAGCGATGCTTGTAGCCCCTCTTTTTTAGTGATATACAGTCGTCCATCGGGAAAAATTTCGTTTACCAGACAGACCCGACTGACGACATGCAGACTGGTAAACACTTACTCGCATGTGAGGATTTGAAATGGCACGTACAACTTTCTCTGGCCCGGTTAAGTCTGACAACGGCTTTGAGGGTCCTATCGCTGGCGATTCCGCCGTCATCACGAATCTGGCTTGCACTACACTCACGATTGGCAGCACCAAGCTGACCACCGGTTCGGTGTCGGGCACAGTGTCGGTTCAGGCAGGTCGCATCCCGGTTCTCATCGGCAGCACCACGCTTTACATCGGTCTGTACGCCAGTCTCGTCCCGTAAGGATTTCGTAGGGGGGCGTCAGCCCCCTTTACCCATTACAGGAGAGTTAGATGGCAATGCAAACAGATGTCTTAGCCAGTAAACCCCGTACTGATGCGGGGAGCCTGCTGGATCAAAATAGCCTCGTAATTGGCCGCACCCGTGTGAAGGCGATCTATATCGTCCCTGATGCAGGTGCTGGTACGGTTACGTTTCGTGACGGCGGGGTAAGCGGTCCGGTCAAAATTACCGTGACCACTTTGGCTAGTTCCACCACCCCCGACTACATCCTGATGCCGGGCGAAGGTCTTCTCTTCCAAGAGAGCATCTACATTGTCCCGTCAGCCGTAGTCTCGACGATGGTGATCTATGGCTAAGTCTCCCGCTTGGCAGCGTAAAGAAGGGAAAAACCCAAAAGGCGGACTCAATGCCAAAGGCCGTGCGTCGTATAACGCAGCCAATCCCGGTAAGCCGGGGTTGAAACGGCCTCAGCCTGAAGGTGGTGCCCGACGAGATTCCTTCTGTGCTCGCATGAAGGGCATGAAGAAAAAGCTGACCAGCGCGAAGACAGCCAATGATCCCAACAGTCGTATCAACAAGTCCCTACGAGCATGGAATTGCTGATATGGAAATGCTGGTTTGGAACATGGTTCTTACGGGAATCGTGGCCGTTTTGGGTTTTGTTGTGAAAGAGAAGTTTGCCGAACTTCAAAGGTTGGGGATTCTCCTTAACAGAACCCGCGAAGAAGTGGCTCGTGAACATGTTACCCGTGCGGAAGTACGAGCCGATGCCCAGATGCTTCTTGACCGGCTTGACCGGTTAGAGCAGAAGATAGACCGGTTGGTGAACCACAATGCCAAGCAAGTCTAAAGCACAGCGTAACCTTATGGCCGCTGCCGCACATAACCCAGCCTTTGCTAAGAAAGTCGGCGTTCCGATGAAGGTGGCGAAGGAATTCAACAAGGCCGACAAAGGCCGCAAATTCAGGAGTAAATCGAAATGAGCAGTGGTCCGAAATCCCGTGGATCGTATGGTCCGTCCAGCCCCCGTGGTCAGTACAGCCGTTCATTGGCTGCTCCCGGTCTGAGCCTTGATATGCCGGATAAGGTTGTTAAGAAGGCCAAAGGCGGCAAGATCAAGATGTCTGGCGGCTCAGCCTCCAAGCGTGCTGATGGCGTTGCTGTAAAGGGCAAGACCAAGGGCAAGATGATCAAGATGGCTTACGGCGGGAAATGCTAATGGCTAGTGAATTTGGCAAAGCTTTCCAAGAGGCTCGGGCCAAGGCTAAGAAAGAAGGCCGCGACCCGGATAAGGAAGTGTTTGAGTTTGGCGGCAAGAAGTTCAAAGCTGAGATGGCTAAGTCTTCTCCGTCACGCAAGATGGGCACTGAGGAGTTCGTCAAGAAGTACGAAGAGTCGGACACCCCGGCTGGTCGTGTGACGAAAACCGAAACCAAGACCATGATGGAACCCCGTCGTGCTGGTCAGGGCATGTCTCAGATTCGCGGCATGATGGGCGGCGATGACGAGGAAAGCCCAGCCATGCGTCGTATCCGTATGGCTCGTGAAATGGCGAAGTCCAAGGGTCCAAGCACCCGAGCTACCCCGGCTCAAGGCATGAGCATGGCAGAGCGTCGTATGCGCGAAGCCGGTCGCATGAACAAGGGCGGCAGTGTGAAGAAGTACGCCAAGGGCGGTATGGCTTCGTCGGTGTCCCGTCGTGCTGATGGTATCGCTAAAAAGGGCAAGACCCGCTGCAAGATGGTGTAATCATGGCATCTATGCGAATCCCCAAATACACGGCTGGTATGTTCAAGAAGAAGATGCCCCGCTTTGGGGCTTCGTCTATCAAGATGCCACGTATGCCTAAAGCTCCAAAGCCTCGTGCGAAGAAGTATGCAGAGGGCGGTGAGATCGAGGAGATCATTGTGTCTCCGGAAGACTACGAACGCGAAGAGATTGCAGAGAAGATTCGTCGTGGATCTAAAGGCCCTCCGCGCCGTAACCGCCGAAAGAGCGACAAAGAGTTGGCTAAAGAAGCAATCGACGACATGATTGCCAACCCGCCGTACAAAAAGATGGTGCAGCAGTTAGGTACGGTCAAGCTTAACAAGGCTGGCGGTATGCAGTCTTCTTGCTGCCGTGGTGATGGCGTTGCTCAGCGCGGTAAGACCCGAGGCAAGTTCGTATGATGGCTTCCCGAGGCATGGGCGCGATCAGTCCGAAGAAGATTCCCCGTGCCAAACGGCGGGGGGATAACAAGCCTGTGATCGGGACGGGTAAGCCGATTCGTACCTTCAAGGAAGGTGGCGAGAGCAAGGTCAACGCAGCCGGTAACTACACCAAGCCCGGTATGCGTAAAGCGTTGTTCAATAGTATTAAAAACAGTGCGGTTCAGGGTACGAAAGCCGGCCAGTGGTCAGCACGTAAAGCGCAGTTGTTGGCAAAACGCTACAAAGAGAAAGGTGGCGGATACAAGTCATGAAAGCCCCGCAGCAATCCTTAAAGGCTTGGACTGCTCAGAAATGGAGAACTAAGAGTGGTAAACGATCTTCTGACACGGGTGAAAGGTACCTTCCAGAAGCTGCGATTAAAGCTCTCAGCCCTGCTGAATACGCCCGAACCACTGCCGCCAAGCGTCGAGGAAAAGCCCAAGGCAAGCAGTTCGTCGCGCAGCCCAAAGGCATCTCGCAGAAAACCCGTGCGTATCGTCAAAAAGGTAAGTAAGCGTGGCTGAGACAACCGACATCGAGATGTTTAAGGCACAGGTTCAGGCCGAGTTAAATCGGCTTGAGGCCAAGTCGTCTGCTAAGGAAGTCGCTGGCAAGGCCATCGGCAAAGACGGCCTTAAATACATCACGATCATTGTTGTGATTGGTGTGGTGTCGAGCCTCGCCTTGGATGGCGAAAAGATTGCTGCCGTGATGGGATTGCTTGGCGCGTCATTGACTGCGCTGATCTCTATGCTGAACGGTATTGCCGGTGCAAGCGAGAAGGAAGAGAAGCCTGAGTTTGCGGTCATTAAGGAACTTATTGCTAAACTCGATAAACTGGATCGGAAAGAAATGCCGATGCGGGTCGATGTGGAAGGCGATCATGTCACCGTCACCAAAGGTGACGACGTAGTGACAGCGAGGAAGTAATGGTAGACAAGACTACAGCTACGACAGACTTCAACCTCGACCTCAACACGATCATCGAAGAGGCTTACGAGCGTTGTGGGGCTGAACTGCGTACGGGTTATGACTTCCGTACGTCTAAGCGTAGTCTTGCCCTGCTTCTGATGGACTGGGCTAACCGGGGCGTCAATCTGTGGACTTTGGAACAGGGCACTCACGTACTGACTTATAACGTCGGTACTTACGACTTACCGGTGGATACGGTTGACTTGCTTGATCACGTGATCCGAACGGGTACTGGTCAGAACCAGCAAGACATCAACATTAGCCGTATCTCGTCCAGCACCTACGTCTCCATCCCGAACAAGAACGCGACGGGTCGTCCGATTCAGATTTGGATCAACCGACGTACTGGCGCGACGGGTGCCGACGATGTGGTGGTCTACCCTCAATTTACGGTTTGGCCGAAGCCTGACAACTCAACAACGTGGACGTTGTACTACACGCGGTTGCGGCGGATGTTTGACCCCGGTACAGGCGTGAATGGGCAAGATATCCCGTTCCGTTTCCTGCCCTGTATGGTTGCAGGCTTGGCTTATATGCTGTCGATGAAGATTCCCGGAGCAGAAGGACGTACGGCTATTTTGAAGGCTCAGTACGACGAGGCTTGGGATCTTGCGGCAGGTGAAGACCGTGAAAAGGCGGCGGTGCGATTCGTCCCACGTGAGAGTTTCTTGGGTGGCTACTAATGCCAAACAGGTTTGCCAGTGGCAAAAACGCGATTGCGATGTGCGACCGCTGTGGCTTTCAATACAAGCTACGGCAACTGAAGTCGATTGTCGTCAAGACCAAGAACGTCAACATCTTGGTATGTCCGGAGTGTTGGGAGCCGGATCAGCCGCAGTTATCGCTTGGTTTGTATCCCGTGGACGATCCGCAGGCTTTGCGGAATCCGAGACCGGATACGAGCTACTTTGCTGTAGGTAATGACGGCGCTAACGGCAGTCGTCAGATACAATGGGGTTGGAACCCGGTCGGTGGGTCAAGAGCCTTCGATGCGGAACTGACTCCGAACACGCTGGCTCCGGTTGGCGAGATAGGAACTGTGACGGTCGTTACGACCTAGGAGATTGAGATGAAGCATGAAGATGTAAAGATGGACAAAGCCAACATAGCGAAGGCAGTCCATAAGCATGAGCGGTCTAAGCACCCCGGTCAGTCCCTGACTAAGCTCCGTGCTGGTGGCAAGACCAACAGCGAGATGAAGAAGTACGGTCGGAACATGGCGAAGGTGATGAACCAGCGCAGCCCGGTCCGTAAGTCCTCTGGCCCGAGGTAAGTGCCATGAAAGAACTGAACCCCGGCAAGATCAAGCCGAACACTGACTCGACTGGTGAGAATGGCTATCCTGAAAAGGATGTCAACAAGGGCGTCACCCATATGGATATGAAGGGTGCTGGCGCTGCCACCAAGGGTAAGAAGTTCGTCTCGCAGATCAATTTGCAGAACAACGGTAAGGTCCGCGCAGGCTGGAGCTAATGAACTACTCAGAACTGACACAACTGATTCAGGACTACTGTCAGTCCACGGAGACTTCCTTCGTGGCGAATATTCCTACTTTTGTGGAGGTTGCTGAGCAGCGCATTTACAACACGGTCCAGCTTCCAGCACTTCGTAAAAACGTAACCGGTTCGATGAGCAACGGGAATCAATATATGTCCCTGCCGTCTGACTGGCTCTCGACGTTCTCGATAGCGGTAATTGATAACACGACGGGCGAATACGAGTACATGCTCAACAAGGATGTGAACTTCATCCGAGCCTCGTATCCGTTCCCGGCGACTTCAGGTAAGCCGAAGTATTACGCTATCTTCGACGCAACGACGATGTTGTTGGGGCCGACCCCAAACGCAAACTATACTGCGGAACTGCACTACTATTACTACCCGGTATCCATCGTGACGGCGGGGACTTCTTGGCTCGGTAATAACTTTGATTCTGTTTTGCTCTATGGGTCGTTGCGCGAAGCGTACACTTACTTGAAGGGTGAGCAGGACATGATGACCTACTACGAGCAAAAGTACCAAGAAGCCCTCGGTCAGTTGAAGCGCCTCGGTGACGGCTTGGATCGTCAGGATGCATACCGTTCTGGACAAGTTAGGATTCCGGTGACTTGATGTTTAACGGCAGTACAGAAATCGGGCAGGTGTTCGTACAAACGACTGACCATCGTGAACACACTGTTGAAGAAATTGCAGAACGTGCGGCTAACCGCATACTCAGTGCCGACTCAAAGGAAGCACTGCATTATTGGCTGGTGAAGTATCTCAGCGAGGCTCAAGTGGCCGAGCGCAAGATGATATGTAAGAAACTAGATCAACAAGGCTATGCGGAAATCGCACACTTAATTGGAGACCTCTAATGGCTATTACTCAGGCAATGGCAACGTCGTTCAAGGTTGAGATCCTTGACGGCATCCACAACTTCGGTACCGGCGTCATCCGTGCTTCGACGGCTGCGGATGTGTTTAAGCTGGCCCTCTTTACTTCGTCGGCTACGTTGAGTGCTGCTACCACGGCTTACTCTTCGGCGGATGAAGTCTCTTCGTCCGGTACGAACTACCCGGCGGGTGGACTCACGTTGACGATTTCGCAGGTGCCGACCTCCAGTGGTACCACAGCGTTCATCGACTTCGATGATCTGACCTTCCCGAGTGCGACGATCACGGCCAACGGTGCGTTGATTTACAACGCGACTCAGGGCAACAAGGCTGTGGCGGTGTTGGCATTTGGTGGTGACAAGACCTCGACGGCGGGTAACTTCACTATCCAGTTCCCGGCTGCTGCGGCTTCGACTGCTATTCTTCGTATCGCTTAATCGGAGGGTTACATGGCCCTCGTGCTTGCTGATCGCGTCCTTGAGACGACGACTTCGACTGGCAGTGGGACGATTACTCTGGCTGGTGCTGAGCCGGGGTATCAGTCTTTTTCGGCTGTTGGAGATGGAAATCAAACCTATTACACCATCGCAGGTGATGTTGAATGGGAAGTAGGTGTTGGCACATATACGGCTTCGGGGACGACGCTCTCCCGAGATACGGTGCTGTCATCAAGCGCGGGCGGTGCGAAGGTCACGTTTTCTGCGGGAAGCAAAAAGGTATTTGTTACCTACCCGTCTGAGAAGTCCGTCAACTTTGATGTGTCGGGCAATATTAGTGTCTCTTCGGCCATCATCACTGACGTTGCTGAGCCGGTTGTTGGATCCGATGCGGCGACAAAGCTGTACGTTGATACGTTGGCTGCACAAGGCATTAGCTACCACGAGCCGGTCAAATACGAAGTACCTAATACGACGGGTAATCTCGTTGCAACGTACAACAACGGCACTGCGGGTGTAAGTGCGACTCTGACCAATGCGGGTACGTTGGCAGCGTTTGTACCAGATGGCGTTACGGCGTCGATCAGTGATCGCGTTCTCGTCTACAACCAGACCAATGCGTATGAGAACGGTGTCTACGTTGTATCTACAGTTGGTAATGGCTCGACGGCATGGGTGTTGACTCGTGCTGCGGATGCTGACAGTTACGGCGTAAAAAGCCCGACTGAGTTGGGTACTGGCGATGCGTTCTACGTTAGCTCGGGTAACACTGGCGCTGGCGAGACTTATGTCTGTAACACACCGGGCGTCATTGTCTTTGGATCGACGGCGATTACCTTTGCTCAGATTTCTTCAGCGCAGGTTTATCAAGCAGGTAATGGCATCTCTCTGACCAACACGGTCATCTCGCTGGCTACGCCTGTCTCGGTTACTAATGGCGGTACTGGAACATCAGCTACTCCGACCAACGGCCAACTGTTGATTGGTAACGGTTCGGATTACTCACTCTCGACTCTCACGGCAGGATCGGGAATCTCCATCACAAACAGTGCTGGCAGCATCACTCTGTCTGCGACCAACTCAGGCGCGGTTACGTCGGTTACTGCGTCAGGTCCGTTGGCTTCATCTGGCGGCGCGACTCCGAATATCAGCATTGCCAACTCGACTGGTACAGGCAGTGTTGTTCTTCAGAATGATGCAGCTATTTTTAGTGCCACGATCACAGGCGCAGTCAGTGCGTCCATCACGACTATCACGGGTACTTCGGCCAACATCACGACGGTCACGGGTACGACTGCTGGGTTTAGTAGTGCCAACATCACTCAGTTGGGAACTACCTCTGCCACGATTGCTACGCTCTCTGGCACGAACGTCACGTACTCAAGCGGTACGGTATCTCAACTGGCGGCTACATCTGCCACGATTGGTACGGTGTCTGGTACGAATGTTTCGTACGCTAATGGCAACTTAACTAGCGCGACGGTCACGACGATCTCGGGCACGACGGCTACTTATACGTCGGCCACAGTTACAAACCTCGCATTGACCAGTCTGACACTGGCTAACCTGAGCATTACGTCTGCCAACGTCACTACGTTGACTGGCACGAACCTGACGTACACCTCTGGTACTGTTACTAACCTAAACTCAACGTCAGCCAACATCACCACGCTGACGGGTACCACGTTCGGTACGACTGCAACTACGCATCTTCGTGGTGCTTCGGCTGCGATTACTGCGCTGACGGGTACGAACCTGAGTTACGGTTCTGCCACGATCACTACCGGCAACCTTGCATTCACCGGCACCGCCCAGCGCATCACGGGCGACATGAGCAATGCGACTATTACTAATAGGGTTTTGTTTGAAACTAGTACGGCAAATTCCACAACGGAAGTCGGAATTATTCCGAGTGGCTCTGGTGGAGCAGCAGTTCTCAACATTTACCCCGTATCAAACCCATCTGATACAGGGTATTTAAGACTAGCGTCGCTTGGTACTGATTCACGAATTTTAAGCCAAAGAACAGGAACCGGCACTTTCCTGCCGTTGACCTTCTACACCGGAGGCAGCGAGAGGGTCAGGATAGATACGTCTGGCAACGTCGGTATTGGGGCAACTCCGCTTTCAAACACACGACTTACTGTTTCTGACACAAACACAATAAAACTCAAACTTACCGGAGGCACGGCACAAAACGCGCTTGCCTTTGAGCCGGTTAGTGGAACGAACCAATACTCCATTCATGCGGGCAATAGTTTGCTTGCGGGTGGTGATAAAGGTTTCATGATTTACGACAACACTAACGGGCGGGCGAAATTATTTTGCGATGACGGTACTGGCGAAACGCGCATACTCGGAACAACCTTTTCTACCGTTTACGCCAACGGCTCCGAACGGATGCGTATTAACTCCTCCGGCAACGTCGGGATTGGGACGGCTTCGCCATCAGGAAGGCTGCACGTTAGTGCTGGAACCCAAACCGCCCTTAACTTGCAAGTCGCAACCGGAGGCTATGCGTGGCTATTGGGCACTTCGGGTTATACCGGCAACGCATCTGTCGGGTTTATTGACGATGGCGGTTCTGGTGGTTTGGGCATTAACCAATATAACGCAAGCGGCTCATTTGTACGTCGCGCTATTACTCTTGATACAAATGGCAACGTCGGTATTGGTACAAGTTCTCCTACCAATTTTGGCGGTACAAATTTAAACGTCACCGCAGCAAACAGTACAGTGTATGCATCGCAACTGTGGACCAGCGGCGCATACGTTTTGGAGGCGCTTGTCAATGAATCAAGCGCGGTGATGTCGGTTGGATCTCGATCCAATCATAAGTTTGATATTTGCACTAACGACACGACAAGAATATCTATTACCAATACCGGTAACGTGCAGATCAATACGTCGCTTGGCGTTGGCACGGCTGGCTCCGGTACAACTGGTGAAATCCGCGCAACCAACAACATCACGGCCTACTACTCCGACGCTCGCCTCAAAGACTTCAAGGGCAAGATCGGGGATGCGCTGTACAAAGTCAGCCAGTTAAACGGCTACTACTACACCGAGAACGAGAAGGCGGAAGAGTTCGGTTACAACAACAAGGAACTCCAAGTTGGTGTCTCGGCGCAGGAAGTGCAAGCTGTGTTGCCAGAAGTCATTGCTCCCGCTCCGTTCGATATGAACGAAAACAACGAGAGCAAATCTGGCGAGAACTACATGACCGTCCGGTACGAGAAGTTGGTTCCGCTCTTGATTGAAGCGATTAAAGAACTGAAGGCAGAGGTTGAGGCGCTGAAAGCAGGTAAGTAATAAATGCTTGGCTTTACCCCATTTGCCGCCGCACCATTTGCTGATCTGGGTAGTGGCGATGCTCGTGTTGCCGTAACTGGGGTTGAAGCCACCGGTCAACTTGGTGATGTCTTTGTTGTAGGTACCGCCAATTTATTCCCAAGCGGAGTAGAGGCCACTGCCGAACTGGGTGATATAAGCATCCAGATTATATTCATCATTGAAGTAGCGGGAGTTGAAGCCACCGGCTTTGTTGGTGATGTCACTGTCGCGGCAAATGCTGAAGTATTTGAAGACGGAGTTGAAGCTACTGGGCAACTTGGCGATGTCACGGTTGCTGCCGAATCCGTCATACCGGTTTCGGGTCTTGAGGCTAATGGACAACTTGGTACGGTCTTTGTCGTTACCGATCAAGTATTGTCCGTTACCGGGGTTGAAGCCACCGCGCAACTTGGCACGATTTCGGTTGCCGTTATTGTCGATGTTCCCGTTACGGGCGTTGCTGCAAGCGGAGCGGTTGGTGATGTCACGGTCACAGCGGGAGCGACAGTTGTTGCTTTCCCGGCTATAGCTGTTGGTGTCATCAGAGATGTCTTTGTTATCACCGATCAGGTTCTGGCAGTTACCGGCGTTGCGGGTACAGGACAGCTTGGTACAGCTACAGCAGCGGCAGGGGCTAATGCTCCGGTTACGGGGCTATCCGCGCAAGGCGAGATCGGTACGGTTACTACGTCTGCGGGGGCGGTTGTGTTCCCCACAGGGGTTGTCGGTACGGGCGTTGTAGCCCAAGTGCTTGTTTGGGGTAATATTGTTCCGGTCCCGACCGGTCCTTGGACTCCTGTTGACGATACACAAAATCCAAATTGGACACAGGTTGCGGCGTGAGGTTTTAAATGGCTACTTACAGTACAAATCTGGCCTTGACCCTTTTGACTACCGGCGAAGGCGCGGGTACATGGGGTAATACTACAAATACCAATCTTGGTACGCTGCTTGAGCAGGCCATCTCCGGCTACGTCACTCAAGCCGTTGCTACGGGCACAGATACCACGCTGACCATACCGAACGGCGCGACCGGTGTCGCCCGTAATATGTTTATTGAATTGACCGGCACGGGTGGTACTAACACTAACCTAATCGTCCCGGCTAACAAGAAGCTTTACTTCATCTATAACAATTCTACGGGTGCAGTAACCGTCAAAGTCACGGGCCAGACCGGTGTCTCTGTTGCAGCGGGTAGTAAAGTTATTCTTGTCTCTAACGGTACGGATATCGTCCAAGCAACAAGTTACCTGACTACCACTCCGTCTAGCCTATCGTTGACAAATCTGACGGCTACTTCTGCCACGATCACAACGCTGACTTCCACTTCGGCGGGGATTACCACCCTGACCGGTACTAGCATGAACGTCACTACGGCGACTCATGCCTCAGCCAATATCACGACTCTTGCTGGTACAACGGCTACTTATACGTCGGCCACTATTTCTAATCTCAATTCATCCTCAGCCAACATCACAACCCTGACAGGTACAACGGCTACCTACGGCTCTGCCAATATCACGACCATCGCTGGTACGACAGCTACCTACGGCTCTGCCAATATCACGACTCTGACGGGTACGACAGTTACTTATTCGGGCAGCGGTCGAGTTAATTCGCTTGGTGTTGGAGCAGCCGCAACGGGCACTGCTGGTGAGATTGTTGCTACCAATAACATTACGGCTTACTACTCTGACGCTCGACTGAAGAACTTCCAAGGTCCAATCCCTGACGCTTTACATAAAGTGAAATCGTTGGGGGGATACTTGTATGTTGAGAACGAAGTAGCAAAGTCATTTGGGTTTAATAACCCCGATCAGCAGGTTGGTGTGTCTGCTCAAGAAGTTGCTGCGGTTTTACCGCACGTTATAGCTTTGGCTCCGTTTGATATGGCACCGGGGGGCCAGAGTGCATCCGGTCAAAATTATATGACTGTTCGCTACGAACGTTTAGTGCCGCTCTTGATCGAAGCTATTAAAGAATTGTCTGCAAAAGTTGAAGCTTTAGAAGGGAAGAAGTAAGCCATGCCACTTCCGTCATCTGGTTCAATTTCGCTAAGTCAGATTCAAACTGAGTTTGGTGGGGCTAATCCCATCAGTATCAGCGAGTATTACAAAAACGGTCCGTACGTATCTTCGGCCGATAACGCACCAAACGTACCTACTAATGGCGCGATTGATTTCAATGACTTTTGGGGTGCATCTAAGGTTAGCATTACTCCGTCGTTTGAACTTTATGCTATTGGTGGCGGCGGTGGTGGTGGATGTGAAAGTGCGGGCGGTGGTGGCGCTGGTGGTGCTGGTTACATTGGCACATACGATGTTTCTGCTTTTGGCGGCATCGCGTACGTAATAACGATTGGCGGCGGTGGCGGCGGCTCTAGCGGTGAAGGACAAAAAGGCGGTAACGGTGGTACTACCTCGATGGGTGGCGGCACTGGCGATTACATGGATGTCTACGGTGGCGGCGGTGGCGGATCTCTGTTTTCTGCTGGTGGCGCAAACGGCGGCTGCGGTGGCGGGGGGAATGGCCCGAACGGAGGTTCTGGTGGCAGCAACGGAAGCGGGGTCAGTTCTTATCCGT